AAGGAAGTATTTATAGAGATATGGCAAACGTAATTAGATTAACCGAAAATGATTTAAGATATATAATCAGGAGGGTTTTAGTAGAACAAGAAACGAATGATAATGGTAAATATTACACCTTAGGTGGGTTTTATTTTTATTATGATGGGGAAAAAATGTCCTTAGCTAAAAAAGACGAGATGGGAAATATTATTCCTGATAAGAGTGTTATCTTCCCCTCAACACAAGAAATTAGTGTTATTTGGTCAAACAATGTCCAAGAGGTTGACGATGAGAACATCAAAGGGGTTGAACTTTCAGGATTAGACTTCGACAAGACGATGGTTAATGCTATGAAGTATGGCAGTGCGATATATTCTAAGAATGAAGCAATAATGAACTTTGGTTCTTTAACACCAATTGTGTTCTACTCACAAAAATATAGTGGACCAACAGTAGGTGGAATGGTAGTGTCAAGTGAGTTTCCAGATGGGGTTGAAGGTGACTTAAATTTAATTGATGCTAGACCTGGTAACAAAATCTTTTTCCAACAATCTGCATTTAAGTCATCCAAAGAATTTGGTATATCATTAAAAATTGGATTGTCAGGTCAAGAAATTAATCCTTCAGACTTTGGGACTCAAAAAAAAAACATAACACTTCCGAAAACATATAATATTGGAGATTTCTTTTCTGCAAATATGTCAAAACCCTCAAATCTAACTCAGAGTGATTTTTTTAAGAATATTAAAAATTTTATAAATAGTGGGGGGAGAATTGATTTGGTAACCATCACCGTTTCACCACCAAGAGTTCCAGCAGGATGTGTTGAAAACGATTGTAAGAATGGTAGATGGACAGAAGATGTAACAAATTACTCAAAAGTAATGGGTGGATACGACGATAATTCAGGTAACACTCAATTATCAAAAAAACGTGCGATAGAAACATATAACTCTTTAATTAGAGATATAGATAAACTCAAATCAATTCCGTATGTTCTTAAAATTGCTGATGAACCAGGCGGATATGTTCACATTAAATTTGAATAATTATGGCAAAATCAAAAAGTTCGAGTGATTCCCTTAAAGTATCTTTTGGGAAAAGAAGAATAGGTAAAGCAGAAAAAAGACCTAATAAACACACTCCAAAGTCAAAAAAGTATAGAGGACAAGGACGTTGTTAAATAAAAAAACCCTCGATAATTCGGGGGTTTTTTAGTATCTTTGAATTATGAAAGATGATACAAAAAAATTTGAAGTAGTTTTTGAGGATGATGATTGTATATCAATTTGGAAATATGACCACACCAAAACAAAAACAGGACCTATTGAAACAGAGATTAAATGGAAAAAGGGTAAAGAACCCAAACCCGAAAAAAAGAAGACCTTAGGTGAATTAGCAAAAGAGAATAGAAAACAAAAGAAAACGGGTAGTTAATCAAAATTTTTTGACACTTTTTTCCGTGAATAAACCTTTTTTGAAGGTTTAACCTTAGTAATCATATTCCTACGAATTATCTGTGAAATATGCCGTTTATTGAGTTCTTTTTCCATAATCTTGGTAATTATAAATATGACATTGTTTGATGAGGTACAAAGATACTCAAAATTAACTGAATCACAAATTAGTGATAGATTTTTTCGTGTCCTTTATTCACAACTAGAAGACATCTCCAACGATAAAGTCCTTGATATTAATACATTTGTCAAGACCTCAATTGATGTTTTCAGTATATTATATGATTTTTCAGGAACTGACACATTAATTCTAACTTCGTCTCTTTATGATTTGTGGATTTTAACGATTCATGATAAACAACCACTCTCATATGAAATTTTCATAAATTGTTTATTTTCAGTTTCAAAATGTCGTAATTACCCCTACACAATAAGTAATAAAAAATTTATTGGGACTTTTCCATTGTCACTAGGAGTTTTTTTAGATGTTTTCCCTAATTTAGTTGTTGAAGATAAATTCCCCTACCAAATACTTAAGGGGGAATTTAAAACAATTAGTAGTAATCACACTTCTTTTGAGTTAGTGGATTCCATGGCTGATGATGATAAAACTAGGGTTTATGGTGTAACACAAAATGTAATGGGAGATATTGCAAAACATTTGGTTAAACAAAAAAAATTAACTTCTGAATTCTTCAATGATAGATTATATGACGTATAATTCTAATATGGAACTCATTAGTACTCACCCTGTTAAAAAATCCGATTTAGGTTTTCACAATAATTTATTTGGTGGAACATTATTATCATTTATTGATGAAGCAGCGGCAAGTTACGCGATGCAACTATGTGACACACCTAGAATGGTTACTGTTAGTATAGATAAGTGTTTTTTTGAAAAACCAGCAAGAGAAGGTCAATTAGTAAAAATTTATGGTTTCCCATCGAAAGTTGGGAACACCTCACTTACATTGTATATGGAAGCCCGTGCTCACAATGTATATACTGGTCAACAGAAATTAGTGTTGAAGACAAACATCAGGTTCGTAAGAATTGATGAAGAAGGTAACCCAATACCTATTTCAGAAAAAAGTAAGAATTTAATCAATAAAATGTTAGACACTATTCAGGTTGTGGTTCCTCAAACCGAACCTCCACTACAAGGTCCGACGAACCTTTGATAACCCTATGCCATACGTATTTCGGAATAAATACGTATGAATTACTCAATAATTCAACAGGTAGTTCATCGTCCAATTGGATACTCCAATCATTTTCATTAACCGCTTTAACCCACCTGTCTTCACCATCTTGATGCCATTTCAATTCAGACTCATCTGTGTCATGACTGAAGGTTCGGATTCGGATGTCATCTAAATCAACAATTTCAACAAAGGGTAATCGCTCTTCCATTACCAAGTTCTTGATGATTTAAGTCCAAGTTTCTTTCTATATCTTGCGACATTACAAGACCAATAACCAGCTTTTGTTTTATCTTTCTTTTGGTCACATTTATGACGAGCTCTAAAAGATTTTGCCCTTGCTTTATTTGCATTTTTTATTCGTAAATTAGGGTCACCAAAAGTAACTTTTTTAACGTTACCACTATCAGACTTAACATATACTGCAAATTTTTTAGGACCACCTGGTGTTCTGAAAGGACTATTAAGGTTTACTTTTTTACCTCGGTATTCGGCTTCTTTAAGAATATCAAACTCATCTTCGAATGGAACATCTAAGAATACTTGACGACCATCTTCTAAAAGAGCGACCTTACCCATGTCTGACTCAACAATCCATTCATCCTCTTCGGATAATTCTATAAAGTTATTTTCCCAAAGGTTTCTAACTTCATTAATCATTGCGAAATATGATGGTGAGTAAATTCTAAAAACTTGTTCACTAAGATTTAATCCATTATCTAAATGGTATTTGAGATTTTTGGATATTGCGACATCTTCAGTCAATGTCATTTTTTTAGTGGTTTGTTCTTTAAGTGTCTTTTTAATTATATCACGAATTTCCATAGGTTTTTTACTATAAATATTTAGAATGAACGATTATACTTTCAAGTATATTTATAAATAAAAGAATTGTGAGTAGTAACGATGTTAAAAAAATGGGCGAGTTCATGAAAAAACTTAACCCAACGATTAATGAGGACTTTACGGATAATATTATTTCCGCATTTTTAAGGGCATTGAATCCTGGTGTTGGTAATGTTGTGGATAACATCATCAAGAGTGGAAAACAAGTTCGGTTTAATGTTTCAATACAAGATAAAAATGTCTACGAGTCAATCTTATCTGGTATTGGAGTTCCTGTTAATGATAATAACTTAGCTGTGTTACTTGCTTGGAGACAATTAGAAGGTGGCGGAGGACGTAATAATCCATTTAATTCTACGTTTGAGAATCAAAATGACCAAAGTATGACATCATATAATAGTGAGGGTGTAAAAAACTATTCAACAACACAATATGGTGTAGAATCCACGATAAAGACCCTTAAAACCGAAAAATATAGTGAAATTGTTTCAAATTTAAGTTCAGGGGATGTGTGGAAAACCTGTGATTCTGATATTTTTGAGAGTTGGGGATATAATATTTTGATGAAACAATTAATTGCTTCTTACATTGAAGGAGCTACCCCACAAATTAAGTCGTTATCCTGATTTGTTGATATTTATCAATAAAAAGGATTATGATTTTATTAGACACATCAGCGGCTGTTCAGACCGCAGCAAAATCGCAAGATTTCGGAGTTTTTACCATGTTGACCGATTACGGAGCATTGGGATTAATTGTATTAGCACTCGGTTTCGTTGCTTGGAAATTTATTGACAAAAAAATTAAAGAAGCTGACGATTTAAGAGATAAGTTGGATAAATGCCAACAAGAGCTATACAAAAAGAAGTAAGCTATGATATTACAGACTATTCCATCAGCGGGTATTTTTGACTCGTTGATACAATATGGCGTACTTGGTATTGCCACTTTGGGACTTGGTTGGGTTTGTTGGAAGTTACTTCAAAGACAACTTGAAACTGAGGAAAGATTGAATAAGAAGTTAACCGAACTTGAGGAAAAATTAAGTACGTATGTTGAAGACGACATAGAAAACCTTAAGGGTTTGGCAGAAACTAATAGAAAATCTTACTTAGAATTAAGAGACTTAATTGTTACTAAAAATTCAACAAAGTAAAGTATGTTTTCAAAAGGATTAATTACCATAAGTATTGCTTGTGGTGTCGTAGGATTTGTCGTATTTCAAGTAGGTTTTGCCGGCGATAAACACATAACGGTTGTTAAAGAAAATTTACAATTGTATAAAGAAAATGTTGCCTTCAAAAAAGAAAACGAAGAACTTAAAGATGAAAATTCTCAATTAAAATCAGAGAATGACGCATTATCTCAGGGTCTTTCTGATAGTACAAAAGACGTGATAACCAATGCCGTTAATAACGCGATTTCATCTACGGAAAAGAAATACGAATCACAAATAGAAAGTTTAAACGATGAGATTAAATCATTAAAGGGTGATTTAAGAGAACTTGATAATAATGGTAGAAAAATACCACTTGGTCCATTAAAAGATTAATTATGAAAAAGTTTTTATTGTTAGTTTTTTTAACTCTCATCTCGATAACCTTATTTGGTCAGACAGGTCCGATTAAACAAAAATACCCACAGGTGAAATATTATCGTGGGGATAGTGTAGTAATCATAACGATTGACCAATCAAGAAAGATTGATAGTACTTTCAAAAGTCAAGTTAGTGAGATTGACTCGTTCAAATCAGTTACTGACACCTTAGTTAAGTATCGAGATAGTGTTGTTACAAAATATGTTTATACCGATTCAGTATTACTTATAACTGACTCTTTAAGAAGAGAGTTGTTGATGTATAAGAAAAAGGTTGAGGAGGCAGCAAGACTAGGATTATATGTAACCTATGACACAATTAGAGAACAGGCTAAATTTTTACCATTTGATAAAGACTTCAAAGTGAACATGAAAGAAACTGAAAATGGTGTGAAATTATTTGCGACTAGTTTTGACCAATATACTAAAACACGTATAAGTGTTGGGTGTGGATTGGCATTTGTTGGGGGGTTATCAAGAGGATTCCATAGTGAAATTCATTATCATCCAGTTGAGATAAGAAATACATTCCCAAATTTGAAAACTGACCTTTGGTATTTGGGTAATACTAACGACCCTTCGTTGAAGGGTATGCCAACTAGTTGGAGAAAAGAAACTAGAATAGGTAACATCGTCTTTAAATCTGACATGGCACACATTAGTAATGCTACGTTTCTAAGTTCTGTTTTTGTGGCGTTTCCGATAAGTATGTATGAAACTACAACTTGGTCACAAGTAATTAAAAGAAGTCTTTTATTATCGTTATGTTATACCACAGGATATAATGTGATGACAAAAGGAATTGTAAGATAAAATAAACTCTATAAATTAAATTAAAAATGAAAAAATTTATTAAATCAATGTTGAGCTCAGCATCAGGGGATGTGAGTTCAAAGAGAGTAATCGCTTTCATCGGTTTCCTAGCATTAGCTGGAACAATGGTTGCTAATTCGTTTACTCACGAAGAAATTAAACCATCTGCGGAACTAGTTTCAGCGGTTGAGTATGTAACTATTGCTTGTTTGTTTGGTACTTCGTTGGATAACTTTGCGGGAAGTAAAAACAATGGTAATAAGAGTTCTGAGGAATCATAAAATTTGCAAAAAAAATGAAATAGAGGGGTAGGTTGTTTACCCCTTTATTTTTTTTCATTACCTTTGTGTTATGAATTATATGAAGAATAAAGCCGTGTTGTTTGTTTTTGAACCATCGGAATATTACTCAAAAGACGATATATCACTTGATGGTGTTAGAGGTAAATTTTGGTTGGTCGATGAAAACCAAGACGCTAATATAGGTGATAAAATTTGGTATAAAAACGGAAAAAATTTTGTTTCGGTAATAATTGCGGACATTAAAGATAATTCGGTAAAATTGGAATATTCATCAGGTCATACACTTGGGTGGGTATCGAATCATAAATTTGATGTTATTATTGGTGGTTTAGAAGAAATTAGATATCAAAAATATAATGGTGAAGAAAATCATGACTTTGTGTATGAACATGATTATTATAGAGTTGAGTACATCACTGATACGATGTTAATTGATATATACAAAAAACATCAAAATGGGTTGTTGAGGTTATTAACTAAATTCAAAATCCATGACGACGAACAGATTGAATATGTTTTAGTAAAATTTAATAATTCTTTCATTTACTATCCTTAACTCTTTGTATTTATATTAAAAGACATCATGAAAAAGTTATTATTTATTTCAATTTTCACACTAATTTTTACACTTTCTTGGGCGCAATGTACTTCTCAATGTGCGATTTTTACACCAAGTATGAGTATTACTCAAGTCAACCCTGGTTCACCTCCATTTGGAGAGGACGTTACTAAGGCTATTGATGGGAATAGTGGTACTAAGTACTTAAATTTCAATAAAACAAATACTGGACTTATTGTCAACACAGGAAGAAATTCTATAGCAAATAGAATGGATTTAACCAC